CTTTTATCTTCAGCATTTCATGGAAACCTTAAAACGAGGAGTTAGGACTTGGGATTGATGCGCGTCGCAATCCACCTAGAAAGTGCGATTGTGGCTGCTTCTCCCACTCCTACGGAAATTCTCATGAAAGCCAACGCATGTTCTACATCGACATAAGTTGTCCAAGTAGTATTGTTAGCATCAGAGGTATAAACAACTCCCGCAGTAGTCATAGAAGGCTCCTTATAACAAACACAGTCGGTATCAACCGCTGTCAATGTCAAGGGTCCACCTCCACCACCAGAATTATCAATGAAACCAGTCATATGGTAGGCTCCACGTCCTAGGAACCTGAGAACGGTATTTCCACCCTCGGTATCAAGTCCTACTCGAGTTGTATCAAGTTGGACCGTAGTATCAGTGAAGATACTATTATCACTAGAACAGGTTGTTCCATTACCCCATATCTCTTCTTGCATACAGGGTTGAGGTGTATAAAGTGACAGATCGTATTCCACGAATAGACAACCAACGGTACTATTCTGTCCATTATACAGGAACAAATTGCCCACATCATACGTCTTCTTATCAAAGTTATCCTCGTTAGGAAGCTCATCAATCAGCCTCGTAAACAAATATTTGTAAGGCAATTGAGATTGAGGGAGCGTCTTTAAAGAGCTTCTACCCCAAACCGGACCCATGACATTGGGAGACGTTTGCGTAACCTCATAAAACTTCGGAGTCGGATCATTCGCATCATGATCAATGCACATAGCGATCTGTCCATCAACATCAGTTCCACAAGCAGGTTCATAACAGAACCTAATCTGGTGAACTATGTACTTCTCGAAATTCCTCGCTACTCGCGACAACCACGGAAAAGTTCGCTCATTAGCTGGCTGAATTGGTAGGGCCAAAGCCGTACCATAGTAGTCAGAATTAATGACGCAGATCATCTCACGGTGTCTAACTCTGAGCCCGACACCAGCAGCTGTTACACTCTGGGTCCACCCAGGTTCACCATACGTGGAAGTCACTCCAATAGCTAAAGGAACTCCTGAGACCACTTGCACATTCCCAACACCCACTCCTCTTGGCCCACGTCTGCGACGTCTAGTACGAATCGGAGCGATCGCCATCGCTCTCGCGTTGGCGGCTCGATCTCGACGACTCTGTGCTTTCCGTTGAGCTAACGTCGGCTGATTCATTTTGATTGTTTTTGTAAGGGCCCCACCCCACCCTCATCAGCACGTGAAGACTTTCATCAAGGTGAGGTGAATTACGCATCTCATATTTAAACTGAGATAAATACTCTTCAAGGTCATCTTCTGAACCTCTTTGATTCAATAATCGGAACAGCATTCTCTCCCAATTTAGTGGTTCAGCCTTCGGTCTCCCATCGAAAACAAATCTGTTAGAGCAGAACTCAAATTCACCATCAGATCTGACGTACTCCTTAAGAACATGTCCTCTCCGGCGATATTCATCAATCGCACCAAATGTATATGGCTCGAGACAATCATCGCCCATGGCAAAACATTCTGAACTCCCTGAGATCTGTTGTGCTAAAGCCACTCTAATACGAGAATTCGTAGACGAAGTATTATAAGACCCAGATTTCATAATTCCTGGGATAGTTTGTTGCCAAGCTCTACCATCGGAAGTTACGAAAACAGACTTGCAAAAACAAACAGCCCAATTATGGCACGCTCGATGATACTCCTCACGATCCGACGCTCTAGCCCTAAAGCGAGCATCCATCATGATCTCCGAAACTTGGACTGAAAAGTCCCATCCAGACGTATCAGAGTATGCCAATGAGGGTATATTCATTGCACTCGTCCATATCTGAGCTACATCTCGATTCGACAGACCCATACCAGGCTTGGAAGGGCAGCTCTCCCACGAGTCTATTTCTTGTTCATTCCAACAACCAAATAGCCATCTTTCCGCTACTTGATCGACCACTGATCTCGAGGATATTATCCGAAATCTTCTTTGATCAACCTTAAGCGTACTATGGGGCTCGCCCTTAACAAATATCCTGACTGGATCCACCAAATCTTGATATACCAAATCGTCAGCTGAATATTCATCCATATCGATACATTCTCCCATCAAAGCTACTAGCCTATTACAGACTAGTAATTCCAACAGATAAGGGTCCTGATCTAAAAGTTGTCCATTTGTATCAAACAAATTCATCAACGGTAGTCCGGGACTCGCCTTTCTGTTGATACTATTGAAGAGCGATCTTATCTTTACAGGCTCCCACCTCGGGATTTTATACCCGATGGGAAATTCAACTGGCAGATTCGCAATAATTCTTCGTTGGTCTTGGTAGCGGAGACTATCAATTTCCGCATCAACTCCTCGCTCTGGCCAACTGTATCCTCGGCAGTATCCAATTTCTTGGGCTGCTTTGGCCTCCTCCGTCGTCTTCTTTTGACCTGAGAAGACGTTGAGGTAGTAGGAGCTGTTACACTTGAAGCTTCCGCACCACTCTTCTCCATCGTTATAGTGGTAGTCGAGACTCCACTCTCGGATCGCGCCGGCTCCTCCTGACGTTCCACCAGCCTCTCCTTCCGCAAGGAAGAGGTTGGTGGAGTCACCCGAAAATCCTGGCTCGAATAATACGTGTTACAGGAATCTTCATAAGCCATAGCCTCAACATCAGCTATTTGCTTGTCTGCGTTACATTCCAATATAGACTGATCGTCTAATGGTCCGTCTCTAGCGAGACTCCAGTCCACGTTCCCTTCATCATCAACCATGCCAGCTGCATAAGCGAACCTTTGAGCGCGAATCGATAGCCGCTTCACAGAGTTGTCGACAACATAACTAATCTCGAATACTTTTGCATTAGGTATGCGGGCAACATCGACACTCTTATAATACTTCCTTCTCTTTTCACCAGAGGCCTCATATCCCCCAACGAAAGGATAAAGTACGAGCGCTAGATTCACAGGCCCATCTTTTCCAACTAATCCTCCCAAGTGTAGGCCATAGACTCTCTCCTTTGACATAAGAGGAGACCCAGACCAACCCTCAAAGGTGGTGGCAAAATGTTGAACTATAAAGGGTCTTTGAGTTGGCTCAACATTACCATTTGAACGGTAGAGAACCCCATTTTCATATCCCTTAATAGTCACTCCCGCAGCTGAATCAGTGATATTCAACTTTCTAAGCCCCAGATAGCTAAATAAATAAGCTTTCTTAGGCTTAAAGGCAGCTAAGTCCAATGATGAACTCTTAACACACAACTCGAATTCACTGAGTGGGACAGCCTTATCACCAACAGCGACCAGGTAGTCACGCTTCCTCAGTTCATGCATCACGTGCGCCGCAGTCAAAATAACGTCCATCTCAAACACTGTAGTCCTGAAACCAAGTCCAACGACCACACCGTCCTCTGTTAGAAAACGTGCTAATTTTCTATCATCAGCACACTCTCTAATTGGGGAATGAGACAATCTAAGCTCCGGGACTATCCCTGACGGAGTCCAGGCTAACCCGGCATTCAACATCTTGGGAATATCAACCAGAATCTTTTGACGTCTTCCAC